GTTGACCTCCTTGTTAAGGCAGCTCGTTTTGTAAAAATTGAAAATAATGTTTCAGAATTAGAAAAAATATTCAATTCTATTAAAAAATTGTTTTATTCTAATTCTAAAATAACTAAAGATATAGAAAAATTAGAATTACAATTAGAGAATATTCCGCCTTCAGCTAAGGCTAAAGGTGGATGTTCAAAGTGTGTCGAAAAACAAAATGATCCTATAACAGAATTTTTTAAAAAATTAGAAGGACTTAAAAAAGTTATTGCTCAATTTGTTATTATGTTACTTCCTATGATATTAGCAGTATCAAAAAAAATGATAGATTGGTTTTGTAAATTAATATCAGATGCTATAACCCCTATAGTTAATATAGTTAATGCTATTATAAAAACATATGCGGATTTTTATTCTATGTTAATTAGTGGACCTTCTAATGTTATTGCAAATATGCTTGATTGGATAGGAGATAAAGCTGCTCATATTCCAATTTTAGGTAAAAAATTAGCCAAAGGATTTCATGCAACGGCTAAATCTATTAGAGCTGGTGCTAAAGCTGCAATTGTTGTTATACAATCTGGGGCAAAAGAACTTGAATCTGAAGTTTCTTCAGTTGGATCTTCAATAAAATCTACAATAACACCACCACCAGCTGAATCTGGTGGTGCATCTAAAACAGCTGGTGGAGTAAGTGAAAGTTCAGGTGCTGGTATTTCTTCATCATCAGGAAGTGGATCTAGTAGTAAACAAGCAACTGGAGCACAAGAAGCTACAGGCAAATCAAGTGCTGGTGTTTCTTCAGGAGCTGGTGCTGATATTTCTCCAAGTGCTGGAAAACCTGGAATATCTACAGATAAAACATCAGGACAAGGAGCCCCTTCAGCTTCATATACAGCACCAGCCGGTGTAGGTAAAAAACCAGCTAATGTAACTCTTGGACCTCTTGCTGATATATCAAAAGTTGAACCTGCTTTACTTTCTAATTTTTATGCTGCTGCAGAAGAATATGGAAAACCATTAAAAATTGAAATGGGATATCGTGGAGATGAATATCAAGCTCAACTTTGGGTTCGTGCAAATATATTAAATGAACCAGGTATTCATAGTCCAGCTAAACCAAGAAATAATATTACCATTACATATAAAGGACAATCTTATCAAGTTTCAGGTTCTGGAAAAGGAAGTGCTCACTCATTAGGTCAAGCATTAGATGTGACGCCAACAGCACCAGAAGGACAAGATGCTCCATTAGATGCATTTCTTAAAAAGCATGGATTATGGAGACCATTTATTAGAGGCATGGGTAGAACAAAGGCGGATCCTCCTCATGTTCAATTAGCCGGAAAATTTGGTGCCGACCAAGAAGAAGGCGCTAAATTTATGAAAAAACTAAATGGATCAAGTCCTCAAACTGATACTAGTAAAAGTTCAATGCCAGCAGCAGTGTCCTCTTCATCTAGTTCAAGCCAAGCCAAAGCTAAAGGTATTGGTCAAAGCTTTGATGGAAAAAATCAAAGAGCAACTGGACCAAGTATGGATCAACATTTTGGAACAAATGAACCAAAATATGGAAACTCTAGAAATTTAGGTACTTAAAATGAATATAGAATTTATTGATAAAGTATTTAGAGATGTAGATGGTGAGCCTTCATCAAAAAGAATTATCGTATTCATATGTGTTATAGTATTATCAATTATGGCTTTAATAGAACAAATATTTGGATGTAAAATTGATATTAAAATCTTTGATATTTTTAAACATATTATAATAATTGGTCTTGGAATAATTGGTTCAGAAAAATTTACAAACCGTCCAGTAAAAAAAGAGGGGGAAGCTTCCCCCTCTTAAGTAATCAATTTATAATATTAAATTATTCAGATGCTAGCTTTCGAAAATAAGCCATGTCATCATCATCTTCTTCAGCGTTCCACGGAACATCATCTTCTTCTACTACTGGAGACTTCGTAGGAGCCGCTCGAGGAGCACGAGCTTCTGCTCGTGGCATCTCATCTGCATCATCTACATGAGAAGTCTTATTACCACCAGCAAGACCAAGTACTGTATTAAGCTTCTTCTTTAGAGTATCATAATCCTTATAATTAGAAGGATTTAGAAATTCTTGTAGAGAATATTCTGATTGCCAAATCTTTTCTAGCTTTTCATCATCATTCATAAGAGGACTACGAGAATCGAATTCTGACTTATCATAATTTCGATAACCTTCGACATTACGAATCTTGATTTTAAAGTTTGCACCTTCCCACATATCAAAAGGATTTAGAGGCTTTTCATCATCAAATTGAGGATTCATAGCTTCATTTAGCTTATCAAAGATCTTCTTGCCGTATTTAAAGAGCTTTACCTTACCTTCATTTTGAGGATTAGCAGGATCTTTAACTACATAGATGTTTGAGATATAAGATAACTTACGCTTCTGATCTCGAGCTTGCTTACGAGCAGGTGAATTATCATCTGTTGTAGAATTCCAGAGTTGGCTATTATATTCAGAAACAGGATCATTTTGGCCAATGGTTGTTAAAGAATTTTCAATATACCAAAGACCAGAAGGTCCCTTAAATCCATGATTCCAGACTCGTACGAATGGAACATCTTCATTACCTGGAGCTGGAAGGAATCGAATTACAGCGTAACCATTTCCGGTCTTATCTACATCAGGATACCACATACGATCATCTGAAGATGATGTTGTTTCATTTGTGGTGACCTTCTTAATTTGATCAGCTAGCTTATTTAGTTCATTATTACGATTGCGCTTTAGTGTTGCAAAATCTACCATGTGTATTCTCCGTGTGTTTGTCCTGTATGAGCGGACATGATATTTATACATTCTCATATGAAGCTTCAAAATGTTTATAAGCAATCTTACGCATTTTAGAAACATCATATTCTAGAAATGAACGATATTTTTTAAAAATCATAAAGATTTCTTTCCACAATGGATCATTCATTAATTTATTATTCCATAGATTAAAGAAATCAAGTAGATCATCAAGAATTATAATGGTTTCTATTGATATCTTTTTTCTTAGAAATAATTTCAGCAAATGTGGATGCTGATTATCTTTTATACTAATATTTTCTGCAATATTTGTCAACAGATTATTCAAATCTTCTTCAAAATAATAGCTAAGAGATTGTCTTCGTTTATTCCAATCAGTATATACTTTTTCGGTACTAGAATTATTAACCAAATCTCCTATCCAAATATTTGGGCCATTCTCTATAAAATTTGCTATAAGAAAATCTTTTGGATTCTTATGTTTAGCTAATTTTGCAAAAAAGAATTTATCTTTACGAGATTCAAAAGATTCAACAGTAAGTTTCATCTTACCTTGATATTTTATAAAATCATATGATTCACGAATAAAATGGGTTTTAAGAGCAGAATATAAGACATATGCCTCATATGGTGTCACACCGGCAACCTCGCAACCTTTGGAAGAAAATTAAGAACTTCGGCTTCTGATTGAATCTTTGATTTTAGATCAGCGTTCATCTTAATAAGAGAAGCTGCAGTTTCTAATTCTAAATTATTCATTTCACAATAGATTATAATTGCATCGATATATTCAATATCATGCTTCCAAATAAGATCTTCAATATCTGCAGCAAATTCTTTTGGTGACTTAATCTTTAATTCTTGCATATCATACCTCATCATTTAAAAATCTCATAATAGAATTTTCTGGAATTGATATCATTTTATTTTTTTTAGTAGATCTGGTTCTTTTTTCAGAAATAACTGATTGTGTCTTAACTCCGGCAGTACCAGCAAGCAATAAGATAATTGCTAATGGATCAAATACAATCACAATAGAAAATATAACAAATCTTACTGCTTCATCAAAATGCTGAGGAGCATCTTTACCATAAATGACTTCAGCAATATACTTTAAAGGTCCAACTTCAGAAGTTTCTGTTGCCTGTTTTGTCTTTAATGGTAAAAGCTTAGCATTAATATTTTCAAGATTAGTAGAAGCAGACTGAATTTCTAAATTTAAATTTTCTCGTTCTACTTTTTGATGAGATCTAATAGATACTGAATTCTTTACATCTAAAGAATTTACTTGTTTATCTAAAGTATCAAGTGCCGTTTGAGCATTTTTTAGCTTACGTTCTTCAAGTTGAAGTTGATATTCTAATGGTTGAATTTGTAATTCTGATCGATTTACATTATCTGCGGTTGCTAGATGCGCTCTAGACAAATAACCAAAAGTACCCATTGAAGTCAATAAAATAAGAATTCCCGTGGCTACTACAAGATATGTTCTAATAATCTTGGAGCAAGTATTCCAATTATATTGAAGCCATGCGGCAGAAACTACTTTACTAAATTCTAATGCAGAAGCCATAACAATAGCTGCAGTACTAGCACCAGAAAATAGTATAGACATACCTGCTACAGAAAAGTATGCTGATACACAAGATAAAAATAATGCAGAAATTATAGCAAAATGACTGCTAGTAAATGATGTTTTTAATCCTGGCATGATTAAGATTTATTCTTATTGCAGCAAAATAAATTACATTCAGAATACATTTTAACTTTATTACAAATTTTACAAAGTTCGGTATCTACTACTTTAGCATAATTATCTTTATAGCGCTTAATGCCATATCCATCATAAATCCAATCTCTATGAACAGGATCTGCATAAAATTTATCAGTCATAATTAGGCAATTCCTCTAATTCGAATCCAAGTTTGTCTATAATTTCATGTAAAACATCACGTTCATTATAACTTACGCCATTATAGCAGTGCGCAATAGGTTCTTGTAAGATAATAATAGGAGGTTTGTCTTCATAATAAATGGTAGTTTTTGCTCCATAAGAACTAGAAGGTCCACATTGTTCACATTCGTATAAATCTTCTAACCATTCGATGGTAATTTTATTAGGCATCTGCTAATTCCATACATACAAATTCACCATTCTCTACAGTGACTTGAATACGCTTTCCAGCTGAACATCGCAAATAATCACGACCGCCATCTACCATAATACTGCCTTTTGTGCGATAATCGTGTCGATATCTAGATACCAATACTTCTCCATCATGACACAAAAGTCCAATTACAGGTTTTTCAAAACAAGATTCTGCATTTGTAATCATTACACTTTTATCATCTCTAAACATTCCAAAAAAATTGGAATGCCCTTTAGATCGATCAGGATTTTTAACATAAAATACATCTACAGGAATATCATTCCATCCACCGGAAAGACGCTTGGTGCACCAATATCCAAGATACTTACCATTATATTTATCTTCAATAATTTTAATTTGAGATTCATTAAAATGAAATCCATTTTTAGGAATACTAATGTACATAATATTTTCCTGTTTATAATATATTCATTGTGTGATTGTGTAAATGAAAGTTGATTCTGTTTCCACGCTCAACTTCCAAAGCGCAGTAGAGATTAAGCTGCTAGAGCCATCTCTACATAATTGTATATATAAATATAATGTAGATCGCGGCAACGTCCCTGAAGCCCACCTACTCTAGAAACCAGGAGAATCCAGCATGTCTATTTATACAGGTTACGTATATCTTTGGTATGACACCAAAGCTAAATTCTTTTATCTTGGCGGCCACAAAGGAAAAGTTGAAGACTCTTATATATGCTCTAATATAATGATGTTAAGAGCATATAAAAAACGGCCAAAAACTTGTAAATTTCGTGTTCTAGAGTATGTTTATGGTGACAATAAAGATTTACGTGAAGCAGAACAACGTTGGTTGAATCTTATCAAAGATGAGGAGCTTTACTGGACACAAAACATTTACAATAACACAGCTAAATATTATAATAAAAAGAAATTTTCTGCTGGAGGTAATGGTTCAGCTAACAAAGGTAAAATCAGATCTGATGAAACCTTACGTAAGATGAGCGAAGTACAAAAAAATAAAATTCCATGGAATAAAGGTAAAAAAGGTTTACAAAAATCAAAAATGAAAGGAAAAAATGGAACGTTTATTTACTCTGAAGATCTCAAAAAAAGAATGTCTGAAAAGAAAAAGGAATATTGGAAAAATAAAAAAATAAGTGATGCTGTTTATTTGACAGAGCACAGCATCAAAGCTCCGAATGATTTAGATTAGGCAGCCATTTTCATAGCTACAAAATCATTATCATTGCTAGCAATAAAGTTAGCATTTACAGTTTTGGACTAATTGGCGGCCGTTCCTTGCCGTGTCCTACTCTCGCCTCTTCCTATCCGTCGAAATCTAGGTCAGGCCCATAAGAAGATACATGCTTGCCCAAGGTTGCGACCCTTTACGGACTTACTGCAGCATAACCAGTGCTGACTGCATGTATCTACTGGTGGACCTGCGGGGAATTGCACCCCGGTCCGAATAGATATTGGTCTGGATCAACAGACAAACTTATTTATATTAATCTCTTTCAAAATGATGAGTAGTGCTTTGATCAACTATATTAGAATATACTCGTTTATTATTTTCAGATGTTTCTTTATATCTCCAGCCTTTATCAGCCATTGATTTTCTAAAATGTTTATTTTACATCAAATGATTATACATTACACCTAAACGAGGATCAGCACCTTTAAATTTGATATGTTTGATATTGAGATTATTTGCAATATGATGCACCACATACATAGTTTTACCAAATGCACTTATAGGATTACTGTGTGGTTGTCTATTGTCACTGTAATCCCACATACTTGTTGAATGCTTTTTACTTGATCCTATACCCACGTCACCCTTAGACGTAACAAATACGCAATGATGCATACCTTTATGCTTAAAGAACGTGTGATGCATTCCTAAATCAGAATTAATTTTGCTATTGTTCATTTCAGCATTAGTGCCAAATTCTGTTGGAGTATCTACAATAGATTCAGAAAGACACCATTGATCAAATGATAATAGTTTTTTATCACCTTCTATATAAATTACGTAAAATGACGTCATATGTTTATTTCTACTTCTTATTCCATGCGGTCTGCCCCTATAATTGACGGGGGTCCTGGATTTGAACCAGACTCGAGATATGTAGGTATGGACTCCTACCTCCTGCTCCATGCAGCCTGCCCCCATAATTGGCGGAAGCGGTAGGATTTGAACCTACGGAACCCTTTAAGGTCCATTCGCTTTCAAGGCGAGTGCATTAAGCCAGACTCTGCCACGCTTCCAATATTGCTGGGTACTACCATATCCGTTTAAGGATCAACCTAAATCGATCCCCCTAGACTGAACCTTCGTGTTTGCACCACTCCCTGTATACAGGTGCTCTCTTGCTAGGGTGTTGATCTCCCTCGGTAGTTAGGGTCTTGCGTTCTTCAGCTCGGGCCCAGCATAACTATTTATGCACACATTTTTTCATGACAAGAAATTATGTGTTTGCACTTACCATGATAAACAAATCCATTACATTCACATGTCCAACCTTTATTAGTCAAAGATACAAGATATTCTTGACTAGTCATTGGCCATGCCATGCCAATATAAAAAGACTTCTTATAATCAATGCCTTGTAATTTAAGAGGCTTACGATTAAACTTGCGACTCATATTGTCCTCAAAAAATTCTTTGGCTGGTGCGCTTATATCATCACACCATTTAAATCACTGTCACAGATTGCACTCACGAGTTCAAAGCTCGGACTACAATAGCTCTGCCGTGTTTCACCTCATCTTTACATTTTCTATTCTATCATATATGAATTTATTGTCAACTAGCCATATAAGCCTTTTGTGCATTTCTCAATTGGAGGGCTGCATTGTGTAATTCAAAAAGATGAGTACGAAGAATTTCAATTTCATTGTTCATATTAACATCCTCATAAGTCATATCAAAAATATCTGGTTTACATGGATAAAATTCACCTTTAACACCTTTAATTATCCAATCACCAAAAGAAGCTTCAATTTCTCCTTCGAGTGTATCAGTTCGAATAACTCGTTCAGAAGGATCTAGCATCATTCCTCTAAGTTTACCATTACACCATCTAGCCAAGAGCTCTTGTTGGTTAGTTTTTTCCATATCAAAGCGTCTTGCTTCAATGACAATGGGTTTTTTCGAAAATAAGACATTTGTTTTTACGCCGCAGAGGCCATTTCGACCGCAAGGTCGATAGCACGAGTCTTAAGAGTCTTATTGGCACCAAACCAAGCACTAGTTAGACGTGCATCCGCAGATCTACCAATAACATGATCAGTCATATGAGTAACGCTATTAAGAGCAGACCACCACGTACCTTCAGCAAATTGATGACCAGGCTGAGTGTCAAGCAGTGCTAGGCCAATACGAGCATTCTTAGATAGTTCCTTCTTAGTTGAGGTACCAGGAAAGATTCTCTTGAAATATGATACTACATCTTCTTCAGTATAACGCTTTGCTCCTAGAAAAGCAGCCATTTCCTTATAAGTGGCAAGCTTTTCTTTTGCAATACCTAGAGTTTCCTTAACTTCATCAGCACAAAATTGACTTCGATGAGAAATTTTAGTCATTTGAGATGCCTTTGTATTAAGAGAAAGTGTAAGAGTATTATTACATACAACTCGAATAGGAGTAAAGCGAATATCGATAGATTGGCCATAAGTGTGTGGATTAGTAAAGAGAAGATAAGAATCTACCTTGTCACCATCAAATAGTTCAAAAGAATCATGAACTTTTGCAAGTGCCCATACAATCTTACCATTCTTTAGCGAACCTGCAGTATGCATTTCCATATCACCGGCAGCAATGAAATCATTAAAAAATTCAAAAGCATCCAGATTCTGACAAGGATTCCAATCATCCGTGATAATATCCAGAATTTGATTATCAGATGATCGAACCAATGCAGAGTGACCTGTAGAAATATGTTGATCATTAATATTAACATATGCAGGAATCTTGCTAACTGACCAATCGAGTTGAGCAGCTTCAAGCATTTGAATTGGAGTCAGATCATTAGGAACCTTTACACCAAGTCCGTGCCAAGGGGTTTCGCCAGCATATGCCATGGCAGCACCACGGGCGGTCATTTCAAGTTCATGTGCCATTATGTAATTCCTTTGTGTGTTTGGTTGATAATATCATTATATCAAATTCTAATTTAATGTAAATGCTTTTTTTAAAAAAAATATGTTATTGAAAACACACATAAAAAAGCCCTCCAAATTGGAGGGCCTATGAATTTTAATCGGAAAATATCGAGACTGTTTTATTTTTCTTTCTATACCATCTAGATAAAATATTGTCATTATAATATTCTTCACTATTTAAAACATCACGAATGACTTGTTCTCGCATTTCATGATAATTAACATCACCTCTAGAAACATGAAGTGATAATATAGTCCTACTAAAGGACTCTTTACCATATAAAATTATATCTTCTTTAAGAGACTTTGAACTTCCATAATACGTTTTCCAGTCAGAATATTTACGTACAATTTTTCTTCTGGTTTTACCTTTTTGTACTATTCTGTTTGTGGAATAGAAGTATTTTCTTCCGATATATTTTTTATTCGTAATTTTATTCTGTATAAGATATACAAAACCAAAATAATCGCAGATATGCTCTTCTGTAAAAGGTGCATTGTTCCAAAGCCAGGGATTCTCATACTCCACTATTCTTCATCATCTTCGTCTTCATCTTCATCTTCTATTTCAATTTCTGATCCACAAAATGGACAGTATTCAATATCAGATTGACTTACCAAAGATACAACTTTAAATTCTGAGTCACAGACTCTACACTCAATCCAATCACTCATCTTCTTTCCTCTTTTTTATAAACTTAGAAAAATCTTTTTCGTCTTTATAAGGAGTTAGATCTAAATTTGGTGGTGAATATTTCAAATTTTCGTGATCTAATGTCTTGACGTATTTATCGATATATCTACAATAATCTTTCCAATCTAAACCATCATTAACAACGGCATTTCTTTCAACATGAGTTGCAATATGATGTGCCTGTTGATATTTTAATTTATATATATTAAGTAAAGCTTTTTCTGTAATTTCATGTATAACTAAATATTTTGTAATATCTTTTCCATTCCAATTTGATTCAAAATGCCGATCTATATAAATTTCTTTACCATCTTTAGAATAACCGGCTACATATGGAATATCATATTTACGAATAATGCTCACTGATTTTTGGAGTTCTTTTCGAAACTCTTTATCAGTGAGCATTTTATGTACTTTAAAACTATAGACTTTCGGTAGTTTCATTTAATAATCCAGCTAAATCTTGAAGAGTTTTAATATTTTCATCTCGGTTACAGATTTCAATATATTTATTAATGTCCGTAGACCATTTAGTTCCTGTCCACCATTCAAACCCATCAAAATTAGATTTATAGATTCCAATATTTTCATATCCAGAACCTACATATAAATGCGGCAAATTTAATGTTTTTACTAGATTTATTTCATATGGCAATAGATTACGTCCAATTGAAGCTTTTGGTTCTGAATAATCCCAAGCGGTAAATTGAGTCTCTATTCCTCCATCGTATTTAATCATCTTAGAAAATGCAACAAGATCCTCACCCTTATGAACGAGAATCCAACTAGCTCTTTCTTTATCTGTATCTATATTATATAATTGGTTTACATTTCTTTTAGAAATGAAAATATTAAAAACTCTTTTTATATCACTATAATCTTCAATATGATTTACATATGTAAATTCATATCCTTTTATTTTTTTAGGCTGTTTATTGAAACGTGATACATCTATTCTCACTGATCGAGAACTATACCATTGATTTTCAAATATTAACCAGCCTTGTTCTAATGCTTCTTTTTCCGATGAATTCTCTAAATCAAGTGTTAACTTATAAACTTGTAAATCAATTTCAGACATATTGCCGAATATCTGATTTATTTTGGTCTTCATTTAAACTCCTACGTAAAAAGTATGCGGATTCTCCTTCATCGTAAAAGTTATCTTCCATCCCAATAATATGAAAACCATTGGAAGTATATAATGCAAGAGCAATGCTATTGTCTATATGACAATGTAAACTACATGGCCCTTTAGAATTTTTAATATAGTGATTTAAAAGTAATTTTGAATAGCCATTACTTCTATAATTTGGATCAATTTCTATAGTTTCTAGATAATAAGATAAATCTTCTTCCAAATAATATGAAATATAAAATCCAACTATAATATTATTTACTTCTAATAAAAATGGATCATAGCCATAGAGATCTTCTAAAGCGATCAAATTAGAATCAAAAGAAGCTTTTTCTATTTCAATAAGTCTAGAATAATCTTCTTCTATTGCTCTACGTATATTTATATGAGTCATTACTACAACGTAAAATTAACGAAAGTATTTTCTGTTTGTTTAGCATATTTAATTAATAATCAATTCTAACATATTTTTTTATAAGATTTGTTTCTATAGTATAAGCTAAACATTCATCTTCAATATTTTGAGCATAAAATTCAATAATAGGAGAATATCCTAATTTTTTTAATTTTCTTATTTTTGCATTTTTTCTATTATTTTCAGAACATAATAATTCATTTTCTCTAAAATGAGATAGAGCTTTATCATCTTTTCCTTTACCAATATAGAATACTTTATTATTTCTTGGATCGATTAGCCCATACACATAATAGGTCATTTCAGTATCCTTTATTTTATTTATAAAGACTGTACCATCTACATATGTAATATGTTCTTCAGTATGATTCGTATTAAAACAAAAAATATTATATTTTCTATAATCTAAAGTTGGAGTAACATCAATTAATTGATCACCAGTATTAAGCACTGAATGCTTGAATGCATGCAAAATATTATGACTATCTTTTACTATATAATATCCTAAGACCGGATTTATTTCACAATTTTTATGGCATAAGAATGGTTGATCAGTCTCTCTTGGAGAGATAATTATTTCTCGTAATTGTGTTGCACCTAAAGCTTTAGCAAAATCTATACATTCTTCAATATCAGGAATAAAATACATTATAGTGTAAAGCTTTTGAATGTTTCTTCTGTAACATCTTGTTTAATTCCTCCGGAAACATAACTAGTAATTTGTGTTTGCTGTGGTGCAACTTGAACATCAGATCCTGCAATCCATTTGGCAGTCCAAGGTAAAGGATTGTTTGTAGTTTTAACACCAATACCAATAGCATTCATACGCTTAGATGCAATAAAATCAACATATTCACATAATAATTGTTCATTTAATCCAATAATTGATCCATTTTTAAATAGATATTTTGCCCACAGTTTTTCCTGATCAATTACAGAATTAAACATATTAATACATTCATTTTTTGTTTCTTCTTGAATTTTTGCAAAATCAGGATCTTCTTTAGGAAGAATCTTAATAAGATTTTGAGTTGAAGCCAAATGAACATTTTCATCTCGAGCGATTAACTTAATAATCTTAGCATTACCTTCCATCTTCTTGACTTCAGCAAATGCCCAAGAACAAGCAAATGATACATAGAAACGAATGCCTTCTAGTGCATTAACTGCATTGAGGCAGAGCCATAGAGCTTTCTTATGGTTATATATTCCACCATAATTCATAGCTGCGTAATTATATGTGCCTATTAATTTTGAAGAATTGTTTTCTTCAATAAGTGCATCATAATACTTACTAATATCATTTGCACAATCTACAATTTCTTGAATATCAAGCATCTCATCAAAAATCTTTGATGGATCTGAATAAATATTGCGAATGATATGAGTGTAAGAGCGAGAATGGATTGTTTCAAAAAAAGCCCATGTTTGAATCCATGTTTCAAGCTCTGGCAATGAGCAAATAGGAAGGAAAGCCATTGTTGGAGCTCTTCCTTGTACTGAATCCAAGAGGATTTGACGTTTAAGATTACTTGTGAAAATGTGTTTTTCATGAATCGATAATCCTTTAAAATCTTTACCATCACGTAAACAATCAATTTCAGTTGGTTGCCAAAAGAAACCATTTTGTTTTTCTGTAAGTTTTTCAAAAATAGGATATCGTTGTTTATCATATCTAGCAATGTTTACTGAATTACCAAAAAAACAAAGCTGCTCTGTTGCGTCAAATTTTTTATTGTTAAAAACTGTCGTCATTTTAGAGTTTCTTTCTTGTTTTAGTATTGATAAGTGTATGCAAATCTTTATGCAATTCTTTAATTTCTGATAGTTCTTCTAGAAGAGTCTCATGATCTTCTTCAGCTCGTTTTTCTGATTTTCTATTTAAAATATCTTGACCTACCATAATCAATGGTAAAAGTATCAATTGAAGAAAAGAAGAACTAATATACATAACAATTGTTTGAGTAGCTGGAAAAAATAATGGAATTATAACCAAAATAGCAAATGCATATACACACCACATAGTACCTACCATGAGTGTTATATATTTTGCTATCAATTCATTTATGGTTTTAATGTTTAGCATTAAGTATAATCTCCATTAAATATGCGTCTAATGATTGTTTGCTATTATAAAAACCATAATGATTTATAATATAATCTATTTTTTCAAATCCAAGATTTTTATATAGATTAATAGCACATTTATTCATAACATAGACATGGAGTCTGCAGCTTATTATATTACGACTTTTTAAAATGTCAATGGCATATTCAACAAGTTTTTTAGCACAACCTTTTTTACGAAATGCTGGTAATATAGCTAATTCTAAAATATAAGATGTATTTTTCTTAAGATTAGTATCTATCCAAATATATCCTGCAATTTCATAGCCTATAACATAGACATATATCTTTTTTTGTTTTAAGGCTATGAAAAGCGGTTTATTTCTATTTTCTGATCCAATATTGAAACATTGTTTTTCAATATGTGCAACATCATAAAGATCTAATGTATCTCCTAGTCGAATCTTGTGTTCCATGATTATACTCCTTTTTTAAAGATATAATAACCATGAAGATCTTATTATGATCCTAACTGTCAATTAAAATGCGAATATGATTCATAATGTATTTTACAATTTACAAGAATCACAATCTACTTCTTCTTCAATTTTTGTTGATGGAAGATCTTTTATTTCCATTTCACCAGATTGATCATTTGTATTAAAATAATATAAAGTCTTAATCCCATATTTATATGAATACAAAAGATGCTTTAGCATTTCACTTAGAGGAATCTTTTCATCTGGATAAAATTTTGGATTATACGAAGTATTAACAGAAATAGCTTGATCGATATATTTTTGTAATACTGCACAAATATTTAAATATCCTTCAGGAGATTCAATATTCCAAAGTAATTCATATTTATTTTTAAATTTCCTAATATTAGGAACTACCTGTTTAAGAACTCCATCTTTAGATTGTTTAATACTAATTAATGCTCGTGGAGGTTCAATGCCATTAGTAGAATTAGAGATTAGTGCAGAAGTTTCAGCTGGCATAAGAGCCATCAAAGTAGCATTACGAATACCATATTGCATTAATTGATTCCTTAATTCTTGCCAAGGCATTCGTTCTTTATGTGGTACTAATCCATCTACATCTTTCTTATAGGTATCAATTGGAAGAATGCCAGTAGAGTATTTTACATTATCTGTAAGCTGTAATGAACCCTGCTCTTTAGCTAAATCTGCAGAAGCTTTAATCAAATAATATGACCAAGCTTCAGCGAATTCATCAAGCTTTTCAAGGTTTGGCTTGCTATAAGTCATATCATTGAGCACCATCCAATATGCAAGATTAATAATACCAATGCCTAATGGACGATAAGCCATACTGTGTTGTTTAGCCGCTTTTACTGGATAATTTTGATAATTTAATAATGCATCTAAACCTCTAACAGCTAATATACATGGCTTTTCAAAATCAGATGGAGATTTAATTTTACCCCAATTAATTGCCGAAAGTGTACATAAAGCAATCATTCCATTTTCATCATTAATATCATTAAGTGGAACGGTAGGAAGAGTAATTTCTTGGCAAAGATTGCTCATTCTAACCGGAGCTTTTTCTTTTACAAATGAACCATGATCATTACAATGATCTACATTCATTAAATAAATTCTTCCGGTATCCTTTCGTTCTTGAATAACGTTTGAAAAGAGTACTCTGGCTGAAATAGTCTTTTTTCTAATTTTTGATTTTTCATAGTTTGTGTAAAGGGTTCTAAACCTATCGACATCTGTAAAGAACGCCTCATAGAGATCTGGAACATCGTGTGGTGAGAAGAGAGTGATGTTCCCATCATTAATAAGTCTTTCATATATCACCTTATTAAATTGAACTGAATAATCCATATGACGAATACGATTTTCTTCAGTACCTTTATTATTTTTAAGTACTAAAAGATCTTCTATTTCATAGTGCCAGATTGGATAGTGGAGTGTTGCCGATCCGCCTCGGACCCCACCTTGACTGCACGACTTAACAGCAGATTGAAAATGCTTATAAAAAGGAATAACTCCAGTATGAGAAGCATCGCCATTGCGAATAGGGGAGCCAATAGCGCGAATACGACCAGCACCGATGCCGATGCCAGCCTTTTGAGATACATATTTAATAATTGATGAAGATGTTGCATTTATAGAATCCAGTGAATCGTCCGTTTCGATAAGGACACAAGAGGAATATTGGCGTTGAGGAGTACGTACTCCTGCCATGATTGGTGTAGGAAGACTAATATCGAAGAGAGAAATTGCATCATAATAGTCTTTTACCCATTTAATTCGATTTTCTTTATAAGAAGAAAATAGTGTCATAGCAATAAGCATAAATGTCATTTGTGGAGTTTCATATAATTCTCCAGTGACACGATTTTTAATCAAATATTTATTTCTAAATTGCTCCATAGCTGCGTATGTAAGCATATTATCTCTATCGTGTTCAATATATTTATTGAGTTCCATCCATTCGGCTGAACTATATTTTGTATCTAATTCAGAATCATAATAACCCAAATTAGAAATTTTGCTCCAATGATCATATAGAGAAGGTGGTTCATATTGTCCATATACTTCTTTACGAATATGATAACTAATAAGTCGACCAGCTACATATTGATAATTTGGTGTTTCTTCAGTAATTAATTCTGCTGTAGCTTTAATAATAATTTCTTGAATATCTGTAGTCTTAATTTTATCATACAATTGAACATGAGATTTAAGAGCTATTTCAGAAATTGAAACATTGGTCACACCTTCGCATGCCCAATTAATTACACGATGAAACTTTTCAATATTAAGGGGTTCTTTTGAACCATCTCTTTTAATTACATTAATCATATGCTATCTCTTTTAAAATAAATGTTCCATCTTCATTATCAATCCATTCAATCTCAGTACCTTCATTCCAGCCCATAGTGATTACTATATCATTTGGAATTTCTATATAAGATAGCCCCGTTGAAGGATCTTCTTGTACTACTATAGAGTATTTGTACATTAAGAAATTCTACCTAGTCTATGATAAAGATGTAGCATAGTTTGAATTTTTTGTTCATCTTCATCAACAGACCTATCGGTAATATAATGAAGTAAAGCTTCTTTTATAAGATCATAATCATTGATGCTAAAGACTGCTCTAGATCTTTCTTCATTCATTTTGTCCATCCTCCTGGTGGTGCTGGTCGTTGTCTTCCTATATTTAATGTATCTCTGTGTTCATCAAAATATTCATCTAAATGAAGAATTTCACCAGTCTTTGCATCAATATAATATACCCAAGCATTAGGCACATAATCTTCACATACTGATCTAGTCATTATTTAGAATGCTTTTTCAGATTTTAGCATCAACTCTTCAAACTTTTTTTCAAATTCTTCTGTTTGATACTTTGAAGGTGCAGATAAATGTGGATTCATTCTACGTTCTACAATAAACTCACATACTGTCCAAATATAATTTCTTAAAACATTGAGTTGTTCTTTAGTCACCATTTAAATCCTTATACTTTATACTATAAAATAAATTAGTATAATAAACATCATTCAATTTCTTATATGCTTTGCGTAAAATATCTTTTAAATTATTAATATTTTCTAATTGTTTTTTAATAGTCTGATCACGCTGTTTAAGCAATTCATTCTGAATACGAACTTGCTCTTTCCATACTTCTTCAGTTTCAATAAGTTTTTGTTCTAGCTTAGCAAGTTTAACAGGAAAGTTCCAATCATCCAATTGAGCTTGTAATGATGCCATGACAATCTTATAACTTTCCACGGCATCACGCAATTCTGCATTTTCTGCAAAAAGAATAACAATATCATCAATAGCACTTATATCAAGGCCATCATATTTGCTTAATTCTGCTTGCTTTGCGATCCATTCTTCTCGTGTTTTACTTAATTTAGTCATTGCTCATTTTTCCAAGCATATATGTAAACCGAAAAACTACTATTACTAATGTAACCGCAAATACACCAGTTGCAAATGAACCAGCATCAAAATGATCAGTCATTTTTCAAAGCCTCTACAATATATGGAAAATGAACACCAATAATATCCCAACATTGATCGGCAACTTCACGATGTTCTTTTTGAGTTGCCTGATCTCTACGAAGTTCACAATAATGAATCCAGCTACGAAGAGTTCCACTCATGTATAAAGTAGTCTCAGTCATACCTTCTGGCAATACTGCTCGTGCTTGTTCTTTAGCAATACCTTGCTTTAGAGCCCATTGATATGCAGCTACAGCTTCATTTCTTGCACCAAGTTGCCGATAACGCCATTCTTCTTGAAGTACTCGATCTTCAGTTTCAATAGAGTTTTGGCGATTCTTATTATCTTGAAGCCGTGCTTCACGAGTAACAAATTCTTCTGATACAGCATACCGTTGACTAAATTCTTGAAAACTAAATGAACGATGCCGAAGAATTTGTCTAGAAATATCACGAGTAGTCTTAATTTCGACTATCATATGAACCATTTCTAGAGGGCTCCAATGGGCGTTATTAATAAGATATCGAATCAGCTTTCCAGCAGTTGCTGTATTATTTTGATTTGCTGGATTAGATACACGAGCAGCATATGCTACAAGTTCTTGTGCTGTATTACACCCAGTATATGCACTAGGCTTTGTTAGCCCAATTAGATTTACACTACTCATCTTATTCCTTACTAATTAATTAACGGATAGAGGAAATGGTGATACAATAACTCTAGGTTCAATATACACTGGAACAGTTTTATGCTGATTTGGATCAGAACAAAGAACCCATGTTCCTTCAGTAGATGCTGGAGAATATAAACCATTTGGATCTGCTTGAGGAACAACTACGTTTCCAGTTTCTTGAGTTTCATCTCTATTAGCAACTCTTTGTGGATTAGTATATTGTGTTGCTGCAGAAATACCATAACCTACAGAATCACACATCTTATGTAGATGACCATTCATATCTTGTGTATATGTGTATGTACGAATTTGAGTATCGCGAAGTTCAAGAATATCCTTCAAAATGCGCTTTTCTTGAAAATTTACAATAGATGGCATACCTACAGTTTGTACAGCTTGTTTATTGACTTGTTCTTGCTTTTGGTTTTGAATTTGATCAGAAGATCCTGTTTCTTCTACACAAGCAACAAGAGACATAGAAGCGAGAGAAATTAGAATTACATTACGAAACATTAGTTAGCTCCACGAATTGATTCATAAAAATTACGAAGGTTAGGGGGAAGACGATTTTCATCATATACTTCAAAGCGATGAATAATAATTGGCTTTAGTGCTTGCTTACCAGCAGTATCTGTTTGCTGATATTGCAATTCTAAATTTTCCAAATCACGTAACATTCCATCATTATATTGTACAGATTGCTTAAATACTTTAGCATCTACTGCAGTATAACGTTGAGCAAAAAATGCATATGATTGTAAACTATAATAATTTAGTGCAAAAATAAGCAATAGAAAAGCTACAATTGCACCAATAATATATAAGGCAGATTTCATTTCAATTTCCTATATTGATATTATTAATGAAAAAATTCATTATAAACGATGAACAGACCACACATACTTACAATACTACAAAATACTACCAATAAAACATTATTAATATTTTTCATACTTTTTTCCAATTCATTAATTCAACTTTAGCAGACAATCCATTAAATGTTCTCTTATCGATAACAATTTTGATATGTTCGGCATTAGCACCATTAAGTATCATATCATTAATATCTTTACCTTTAAAGGTATTATCCCATATAACTACATTATACCCTTTATCAATAAAAGTGTCAATACGCTTTACGATTTCTTTATTGCGTGGTTCATTATCAAAAATATACACAGGGTCGATAAAGGATGAGTCAAGATGAATGTCAGCACCGGCCATAGCAATAGAATTATTAATAAACATGCTATCAAATGGACCTTCAAATACATACACCCGTTCTTTCTTATTTACAAGATCCAAACCAAAAATCTTTGGCCTATCTTCAAGCATTATAGTTATATATCTCATCTTAGATTTAGGATCTAATGATCTACCTTGATATCCAAACATAGTTCCATCTTCTTTAAGAAAAGGAATAATGATTCTAGAATGTTCATTCTTCAATTCAAGTTTATCTGGAATCATAGAATTTGTCCATTCGCCAAATCGTTCACAGAAAAACAATCTAGCATGCCAAGGAGTATCAATCTTTCTAGATACAATATATTTCTTAGCTGGATGATATGATGGAAGATTTGAAATCTTCTTTAGCTTACTAAGTGGTGCACCAGAAGCTAAAAATTTTGGAGGATTTAGATTAGTAATACTTGGACGTTCTGGAGCTTTTTCTTTATTAATAAAAGCTTCTACAGAATATTCCTCATAAAGTATTGGATCTAATCTTTTAATAAAACTTGGAAACGTACATGCAATACCACAATTATGGCATTTATAATACATATTTCCTTTATTTTGATAAAGATATCCTCTGGCTTTAAATTTATTTTTTTCAGAATCACCACAAATAGGGCATCTGAAATTAGCCATGTATGGATTAGTTTTTTTAACTTTGTAAAGTTCTAGCCGGCTAGAAACCAATCCAGCATACTTAGTATCTATCCAAGCCGTATTCATACTCTATACCTATATTATTACTGATATACTCATTATAACTGGTATAGATTTAATGTAAATAGGTATTTTTAACTTAATTTAAGAATGGTGGCATCCAAGGAATAATTCCCATTTTAAAAAGAATAAATGCTATCAAAACACCAATTATTAAAAATCCCATCTTATGACGCACTAGTGCATCCTTTATAGAAATTAATTCTTCACGATTAATTTTATTTTCTGATTTAATTTCTTTAAGTGTTGTATGAATATTTGAAGTAATATCATCTTGTTGAGAAATTTTAATTTCATGAACAGCAAGAAGCTCTTTGATTGAAGATGAGACATCAGAAAGCTTATCCATAGTAGTATCTAATTTTGTAAAAAAACCAGTCATCTGATCAATATCTCTTTCGAGAATAGCTACTCTTGTTTCGATTTCTTCTGCCATTTTTTCCTACTTACAAAAAGTGTTGACCCAATCGATCAATCCATTATGATCGACATTTAAATTATTATAACTTTTTGTATCAACAATCCATTGATCTAATATTTGTTTTTCAGATAAACTTCCTTTTGGAAGTGATTTTAGATCAGAATACTTAAGCATATAATCTTGCGGTGGATGACACGACTTAGTGACTACCGGAGGTGGAGCGTAGATTGTTGAGCATGCTGACAACATCAGGAGTGATATCGCAGCTAGTATTGTCTTTAATTTCATTTGTGACTACCGTTGTTGCATTATCAGCAGCTTGCTGAATATCTTGTTTCTTCTTATTTATTACAACAATTGTTTTAGTTCCTGCGGCTATTTGATCTTGAAGATTTTTTTCTTTAAGTTTTTCTGCTTCTAATTGTGACTGGATGGCCGCCTCATGGCATTTATTAGCTGCAGCAATATAACCTAAATGGTAGATAAAGAAGCCACCAGAAGCTACTCCAGCCAACACTGCACATATAATACCAATGCTCATAGCTTTGCTGGTACCACCAAAAAAGCTTTTAAAGATTAATCCAAAAATAAAAGAAACAATCTTATTCAACGTTAACTCCAGTTACCATTTTTCTTAATGCATTAGCTGTATCTTTAACCCCTTTTGCATTTTTAGTTTTATATTTTGTTTTAAAAACTGGAGGATTGTCTATACTTGGTTTAATGCCCATAGTATTATTTGTTGGAGATCCAGAAGAAGAACCAGAACCAGGAGCTCCTGCTGCAGGCGCTGCTCCTCCAGGTGCTGCGCCATCTTCTTGTAAATTACCACCACGACGAGAAATTTCTCGTTCTGCAGCATCTCTTGTAGTAAAAATTCCTACAGGATTTGGCTTAACTCTACCAGAAACTATATGATGTACTGAATGTTTATTTGGTGAATTAGAAACAATTTTGAAATTTTTACTTTCATGAAGTTCTAATCTTAAATCTTTAAATGTTTTCATTAGTGGCAATTCCATCTACGAAGTGACATAGCTTTACGAGTTGGTCTGCCTTTTTCATCTTTCATAGGACCAGGCATACCACTCATTCTTGCGCAAAAAGATTTTCTACGCTTAGCGGCTTTACTATTTGGCTTTAATTTGCTTGGAGGAGTTGTGACTGCAGTCTTAACACCAAAATGCTTTGCGCCTTTACGAGTTAGACCTGCACCAGATTCAGTAGAACGCTTATATCCTTTAGAATCTTCACCACGTTCATTTAAAAGATCTTCACTAACTTCAACACAATTAGGTACCATCTTTTTATTTTTTTTCTTAACACCAACTTGCTTATAGCCTTTCCAGCATGCTTCATAAATCTCTTCATCTATATTCTCATCAAACATTTGATGATATTTTAAAGTATATTTGCTTGGTTTGGTTTTAGCAGTAGCATCTCCAGGAGCCGGCTCATATGCGGCAGGATCACTATCAGACATCTTACTAGTTTTTCTAAAGTGTGCTGCTCTGGCTTCTTTTGTTGATTTTGATTTTATACCAGCAACATATTTTTTTGATAATCCAGTATCTTCATCTTTTGCTACTTCTAAAAGTTCTTCTTCATGAAGATCTTTATCAGCTCCACCATATGTTCCCTTACCATGAGTAATATAAGAGTTCACACGAGCCATACCCCATTGCTGTGGAGTAGTTCCTGGTCGATGACCAGAATTCCATGCAGCAACGCCTCTGCGATATACTTTACGAAGTGTATCAATTGAGATACCGCTTTTTTTAGCTTTTGCCGCAAGTCCAGCTTCTGCTACTTCACAAATTGTAGCAGAAGTTGAATCATTTAGCATTTCACAAAAGATAGAAAATGTTTGCATTAGTGTTCTTCGTGTGTTAGCATATAATCAGATACAGTTTGAACATAATCAGCTGCTAGTGTAATTTTGCTGCTAACCCATTCTGGAAGATCAGTATCAGGTTTAAGCACTGACATAAGTTCTCCTAAATGATGCTCAATTTGCTTACATTGTGAGATTGCCATTTCACCTTTATAACCAATTTCTGTCTTATCTACTACAGCTTCGCTCATCTTCTTAGAACAAGAGCATTCCATTTTTTTACATGCTGAACATGGCATATTTTTTTTAAATTCTTTAAACTTTTTCATTAAATTCTCCTCAATTTCTCTGTTATATTATCATCAGAAAAGATGTCTTGATTATTTATATTTTCACCTTTTAGCCCAATATTCATTATCTTATCAGGCATATAATTAAGAAGTTCTAAGAATGGTTTAAGATATTCTTTATATTCATATAATTTAAAAAATAACATCCTTGTAGCCGGTATGACTCCAAAGACATTATAGATTATAATAATATGATTAAGTATAAGCCGTTCTTTAAGTTCATTAGTCTCAGCATATATATTA